CCCAAACTGCGGACACTTCGTATTGCATTTGGCGATACTGAGCGTACATGGCAACTTCGAAGCTAATGCCGGAACGTGGGTCGGTAATCATCTGGCGGTCCACAGCCAAGTCACCGCCGTCTGGCAGAGCAGGAGTGCGGGTTGCCAAAACAATGGACGAACCACTGAAGGCTAGATTACCAGTGTAGCTTGCGCCAATGGTCATTGCTACAGCAGATGCGGCAATTGGCTGGCGCAGGCCAGGAGCAGCCAAACTGATGGTTCCTGGAGCAGCGACGCCAGTTGCGACCACATACTTGTTTGTGTCTCCAGCGAAGGTCACGATGTCACCAGCCAGCACAGTTCCAGAACCAGTAATCAGGGTGATATCGGTTGCTCCAACTGCATAGCCAGCGGTGTTGCTGGTGTAAGCAGTTCCGGTACCTTTGGTGTTGAAACCAACAGCAGCCGATTCGTGCAAGCTAAAACCGTGAATGTCCAGCAATTGACCTTCGCGCATACCGAGGGTAGAACCGGCTTCGTTTGCTTTGGTTAGTTGAGCCAAAGTACGGATAGCGGCACCAGAAGTAGTGTCGATAACCAAGCAGCGATCAGCCTGAGGAGCACCATTGTCATCCAGAATCTTGCGAATCTGTGCAGGGTCGCCCAATGTGGATGCGAAAGGTGTGGTGCCAGCGGTACCGTAGGCACGAGATGCACCCAAGCGGGCAGCAGCTACAACGTCGGCTTCCATTTCGTTCACCAAAGTGCGGATGGCCTGAGTCATTTGCGCATTTTTGACGTTGGCAGTGCCAGAACCATTGTTGTTCAAACCCAAAGTCTGTTCACCATTCCAACGGAAAGGAACTCGGCGGGCCTTGGTGATGGTCAGCTGCACGTTGCCAATGTTTTGGTCGCCATCATCGGGAGGTGTAACACCGGGGGTGATGTTGGTGGCGGTTGCAGTGGGCGTCACAAACGATGTAACCAGTTGGCCCATCGCAGCGCGTTCCACATTGGAGTCGCGGGAAACGCAAGGGATAGCGCCAACCAGTTCGCGGGATACGATATCCAGGGATTCGTACAGCGAGGGAATGAGGCCAGTAAGAGTATTTGCCATTTTGAAGTTTTCCTAAAGTAAAGTATTGAAATTAATCTACAATACGCGTACCAGAGCGAGCCACATTGGCTTTCTGGATTGGAGTCAGCGTATCAAATTCGCCGCGTTTCATGGTTTTGCCAGTGCCGGAACCGGAGCCTTGAGCCCCGTTTGAGCCACTGCCAGAAGTGCTGGCAGGAAACCAATGAGGTTTCAGTTCCCGCTGCATCTCCATCCACTCGGCTGGGCTAAATGGTGTTTTGCCATCTTTGCCCAATTCAGGACGACCCTCGGCGTCCAGTTTCACTGCATTGCCCTTGGCATCAAGACTGAAAAGCTGGCGTGCCTGCAAAAGTGCGTCTTCCACAGCACCCTTATGCAAATCGCTGGTAACCGCACGAATTTGGTTGTCCAGAACCGCACCCTTATAAGCGTCCGCACGCTGGCGCTCTGCCAGTGTTTGTGCGCGTTCTGCTTCAACTTCCGCGGCATGCGAAGTGCGCATACGCTCGGTGTACTTGTCAATCACAACGGCCTTCTTGCCTTCGGAGAACAATTTCAAGTCCTCATCGTGATCCATTTGTTCGAGCAGCGTTTTTGCGCGCTCGGGGTCAAGTCCATTAAAAGCGGTCAGGCGAGTCTGATACTCTTTGTTTTTGCCCAACAGTTCGTCGTTCTTCTTTTTGAGGCCAGCAACAGCCGCCTCGACCTGTTCTGCTACAAGTTCTGCAACAGTCTTGCCACTGGCAGGAGGTGTTCCACCAGCCGGAGGTGTTCCACCAGCCGGGGGCGTGCCACCAGTAGGAGGAGTAGCATCACCCTCTCGAACTGAGAGCATGGTAGCGGCAAGCATGGCAGGAAGAAGAAACAATTTAGCTTTCATTTGGAAATCCCCTAAGGATGGTTAATATGCAGCTTTGCTGCGGAGTTGAGCCGAACGTAATCCGGCTATGGGTGGTACTTTAACAGAATAATTTACGCTTTGCAATAAATTTTCCCTCTTTGCGAAAATTATTTTGGTGGAGTTTGCATTTGACGCTGTGTCGGGTTAGCACCGGAGCTTCCGGGCAGTGTAGTTTCCTGCCCACCCGTGGTGTTAGTTTGGTTCACCTTTGTTCCCCCGGGAATTTGCGGCTTGTGTTCATCCATCTTTGCCAACTCCAGCGCAACCGTTTGGTCAATATCAATAACCTCGCCCCGCTGCAAGTTGTCAAACAAAGTTTGATAGTTAATAGCACCGTTCTGCCATGCCGCAACCAGTGCGGTAAGGTTGAGGGCCGACATGGGCATTGGGAAGAAGTCTTTGTTGAGGCGGAACTTAGCTTCTACGTCCGTACCAGCAAATTTAGAGAAGGTAGTGAGTGCCCGCTCAATACCAATGGATGCTGCTTGGGAGATGGAAGCTAGCATGCTTTGCTCCCCGCCCATGTGTATAGCTGCACCGCCTTGGCTGTCCCCTGTAGCCGTCTTGTTTTCTAACATCCGTGCACCCAAAACAATCATTTGGGTTTCTTTTCTGGTAAGATTTGCTTCCAGCGCCTTCAGCCCCTGCCCGGTAAACTCCAAATAGGATGCCTTAGCATCTGGCCGTGGGAACACCCAAGCTGTCATACTGCCAATAGAAAATGATTGGCCTTCTTTTTCAGGTGTATATCCGCTAATCACTGGCGTTGGCAAGCCGGTGAAATGGCACCCGTGTTCGTAATCTGCGTTGGTACGGTAATGGGACAAGTTGATGTCTACCAAGTCTACCAATGGCGGCTCGTCTGGTTCAATGTCTACGCAGTCCGTGCCAACCACATAAAATGGAATAGCTGTAAGGTACTTGCCTTTAATTTGTGGGTACGCGGTAGATATGAGGACATCTTCGTCCTTCTCATTTACCTTAAACACCCGAACGCGGTACACCAATTCCGTCATGCCCTTTTTGGTAGGCAGTTGGAATAGATCCAAAACGCGATACTGAGTAGTCTCCACAATATCGAACTCGTTTGCGCCAGCAATGTCCATTTCTTCTGACAGTACAACCATGGAAAGGACGCTGGCATTATTGACCACGCTCTTACGCCAATTAATAATGCTCTCCGTGCAATACTGTTTCAGTATAGGACGCAAACCAAGGCGAGTGGAATCTGCCTGCGTTGTGGTTATCGGATCGATTGTCGGAAAGTCAACAAAAATGCCAACTCGGCCAACGGTAAGGCATTCCTCAATTACTTCCAGGCAGAACATGTGGAGGTTTTGCCCATCCAACGTAACATCCTCCAACAGCTTTTCCACCGCTGGTGCAACCTCCACTATGGAGGGCTTACGGAACAGCATACCCTGCAAGCCGCTAATAGTGCGCCATGTGGCGTTGTAGAAGCTAGCACGCTTCTTATACGCTTCGTATTCTTTATTTGTCTGGTCTGCCAATATTGGCAAATACTCAGGCCCTGCTTCATGAACTGCATCTTGGCCGTCCGCTGCATCTCGGCAGCGTTTCCAAACAGAAGACATCTCCCGGTATTCTTCGTGTGTATTCTTCACGCCCATGATTAAGCTCCTGAAATTTGTAATTTAGTTGCAACAAAATTTTCCAAGTCTACAAAAGACAAAATGTCTATAGCTTCTTTTTGAAACCCTGGAATTGTTTGAGAAAGAATTGGAAATGAATAGGGCACAAGTTGCTCAATAGCTAAAGCTCTGTGTCCACTCATTTCAAACTTAACACATTTGTTAAGAACATAACCGCTGCGCGATAAATTCTTTTTGTGTGTTGATAAACGGCGTTCCATTTGATTAGTTATACCATAACCTGTAAAAGATTCGCCAGCTTTTTCTGCTGCCAAAATATAAAAGGTTGCAGGTAATTCTCTTTTGAATCCCGATGTTGCGCAATTGGGACAGCCATTACCGCCCATAGGTTTGATAAAATTAACAATAGTAGAAGAGTTCCAAGTGTGGCTACACACAAGACACTCTAATTGAATTTTGGAAGAGCTGTTTACTTGCCCTGTTACAAACCCTAAAAACTTGCAAAATTTTTCCTCCGCAATTCTGGATATTTTTACGGCATACTGCGCAGGTGTCCATTTGCGGCAAGACCCACATCCGCAAGGAAATTGAAACTTCTCAAGTCGGTCTTTAGTTGTTGTAAAAATTCCGTTGCCAAAAAGCTCGGTATCCTTTGCACAGGTGTGACAAAATACTTTATAAGTAATTAACCCAGCATCCCTGTTAGAAGATATAACTTCCAACTGCAACGCTAGGCCAAATCTGGTTCCGGGTTTAAGCATATTAGGCACCGCTAATCTTAACTCTGTGTACGGTATGGTCCGCGGATAATACCATGTAACGGCAGTCATCAGCAATGTGATCTTCAGCATCGGTATTAACGTCATCGGGGTCCCGTGTATCGCGTGCAATACTTGGGACAGTGCGAATAAAGTCGCGGCAGGTGTTGAACACGTAGAAACCCGGCTTGTCTTCGGCCTTGGCAACTGCATCCATTCTATCGCGCATCAATTCCCAGCCATTCTTACGGCTCCCGGGACGCTTATCCGCTGGTATCCAAAATACACCTTCTACTTCCATATTTTGTCCAATGGAGGCTTCGTCTGTTACCGCATAAATAGCGCTATCCGCAGGCCCCGGCTGCACACGGTTTTGGATACGCATTTGTGTTTCGCGTATCAGTATTCCTTGTGCTACAACCTTGGCAGGCATGCGCAAACCTTCGTTTGCACGCCCGTCGCTACCATACCACTCTCCTATGCGGAACAGAGTTTTACGTGGGAAGGAAATTTTACGCCCGTCTTTCAGCGTTGCATCCGTACCATCGCTTACAGCCCACCAGCCAACGCTGAAAGGTTTAGAACTACCCCAGTCAAAACTTCTGGTAACGCGCCAGCTGAACGGAATTTCGAACGGCTCGATAACATGCTTCGTGGCATCCCACAAATCGTCAAACATGCCGCCGCTGGTAATGTCCCAGCTACCTTCTAGCCAAGCCTTACGCTTGTTCTCATCTGTAATCGACTCCAGCGTCTTAATGTACTCTTCGCCTAAGTACGGGTTTTCCTTCACACTTCCAAACAAAGCACAACGCTGGTTGCCTTCTTTATCTTTGATAATTTTACCGTAAGGTGCTGGGTCAATGAAATAATTTTTGACCCAAGCATGGCCGACGCCATAGGGGTTCGTGCTACTGCGTATAAGCCGGGGCAAGTGTGGTAGGCGTGCGGTGCCTTGGAAACTGCTACGATTGCAAGATTTCATGGATTCATAGCATGCAATGCTGGGCCAACTTGTCAACTCTTCCCATCCTATAAATGGATACTCGTGTCCGTGGTAGCTCCAGTAATCTTCTTCATTCTCAAACGCCCGCAGCAACAATTCTTCCCCCGTAGGCCAAACCCACTTCAAGGAGGACGAACCTGCAAGGAATCTTGGCTGCTGTGCACTCTTATTGAACCAGCGTTTGGACTTGGCTATAATGTCGTCCAAGTGCTTATAGTTGCGCCGAAAAATGATGCCACGAAAGTAATCACCATAGCCACGACCACAATACTGAGCAAACGACATCAGCATGGCATCCGTGTTGTGTGTGACAACAAAATCGTTTGTTACAAACAAACCATCTGGATGCGCAATTTTAATGCACACAGTTTCTTCTGGTTCTTGTTCTTCAATGCTACACATCTTGTTTGTAAGATGTTTGTGCATGTACGGTTTAATGCGGTCTATTTTGCGTTTTAAACGAAACGGGCTAAATTTTCCTGCTGTTTGAATATAAACGTTGTAGGCACGCTGATGGGCAATGCCAGTTTCTAATCCGTAGTTGCCAGACAGACTACTTGTTAGCGTTGCCTTAGCACCAAGAGAGCGGGCTAGGTACTGCACGTCCTTTGCCAGTTGTTCGCTAACACTGCAAAATGTAACATAGCCTTTTTTATCAATTGTTCCGTCTGTGTCCATTAAACCTTGCAACACAGCAAGACGCACTTCTGGAGAATTATTTAAATAAACGGTTGGCACAAACTTTGTATGAGAACGAGTTTCCTTTAAACCTAATTCAACAACTTGATCCCGAATTTCTTGTGTTGGGATAAAACAACGCAAGCCGCTGCGAGGATCTGGAGAAACTTCGTAAATTCCGTTGGCGAGAACGTACTGTGCAAGTTCTTCGTCAACTGTGCAATAACCCATACGCTGCGCAAACGTGCCATCTCCAAGCATTAGGCCCAGAAGGTAAGCGTTCATTGGCACGTAACTTTCGGCCATAGGCATTTCTAATCTAGCAAGAGTAGGAATTGTAATTCTTTTCCAACCAGTATTAAAATGCTCTAATAATACAAGCATTTGCACGTTCTTAAACGTCCCGGCTGGTATACGGCTATTGTCTGCAATATGCACGTTCCAAATGTGCTGATCGTCGCAACGTGCCACGGCACCATCTGCAAAAGTAATTTTGAAGACGCGTCGTTTGCCTTGCGGGAACACGCCGATAATAGGTGAAACTGTTCCGTCAGGGCAGCTAACCAAGTCCCCAACTCTAAGTTCGCCAATAGGACGCGGGCCGCTTGTTGTATAAACG